AAATTATGATTGAAAAAGTAAAAGGTGCAATTGATAATTTCTTAAACCCTTCTGCAACATTTTTTGATGCTGAGTACACAAAAAGAAAAGCAGCTGAAGAATGTTGTGAACTTGCTACTGCACTTATGCAGAATATCAATAAGAAAGGTGCAATGAATGATCAACAGATTGAAGATGAAATTGCTGATGTACTGATGTGGGTAACTGAATTAGTAAATTACTATGATTCTACCTATATTAATGCTAGGATTGAAAAGAAAAAAACAAACTACTTTAAAAATGGAAAACTACATCATAATTATCTCTGATCCAGGTGATGAACAACCGGGAACTCATGTTACAATTAGTATATGAGAGACAACATCTACATGAAACTAACCGTCAAGGACGGTGAATTACATTTTCCCTTAAAGGCTAATGAAACAAGGTTTAAAAACTTCTTGAAATCCATCCCAGATGGTGCTCATTTAGATCTATTTATTGGGGTTACTACAGATAAAGGTAGTAATGCACAGCTTGCTAGAATACATGCCATGTGTAGAGAGATAGCTAATGAACTTGGCTATACTTTTGAAGAAATCAAACTTATGGTAAAACGTCAATCAGGCTTGTGCTTCACAAGAAATAACACTGAGTATTGCAAATCATTTGCAGACTGTGACAAATCAGAATTAAACCTTGCTATACAAGCCTGTATAGAAATTGGTGACTTTAACAACTTAAACCTTAGATGATAAGTCTTGTTGCATTTTATCATACATTGACTTTGCTTCATCAGCATTGTTTTCAACGTATGCTTTCAAGAAGTCTTTGATATCTTCATCTTTGATAGCATTTTCTACTTTTCTAACTAGATTTTGATCATAAGCTGAAGCTCTAAGTAGTTGTTGCAAAGCAAATAAAGTATAGATGTGGGCTTCCATCTCAGTTAATTGAGGTGGATTCCCCGCTGTATTAGGAGATAATAACTCCTCAAACTTCTTAAACATTGGAGGTATAGTAGACTTATCCTCAATGACTTTTGTTAGGAAATAAACTAGAATCCTTTCAAGACCTAGGATAAAACCTGTATTAATTTCTAATCCCTTAAGATTTTGGGTTAAGTCATAAACTTCTCCCGCAGAGTATTTTTCTTCAGACATAATTGTATGATTTAAAAGCAAATATATGGAAAAAACAATAAACATCACAGACATTAAAGAAAAACTTTCAAAGATCATGATTGCTCATGACTGGAAGGCTTTAGAGTTCTTCCTGGATCAATTTGAGTTTCAAATTTTGATGGAAGAATTAATTCAAGAACACACACTTGGTCATAAATTCACACCAAAAATAAGTGAAGCATTTAATGGTATTCTTACATGTCCTTCTAATAATGTAAAAGTTATTATGATTGGTCAAGATCCCTATCCTCAAGCAGGAGTTGCTGATGGAATATCATTTAGTTGTAGTAAAACAATGAAAGAACAACCCTCATTAAGACATATCTTTAGTGAGGTAGAAAAATTATACCCGGAAGGGTATGAAAGAGACCCAAACCTACAAAAATGGACCCGACAGGGTATAATTATGCTGAATACAGCACTTACTTGTAGAGTTGGAGAGATTGGTTCTCATTATCATATATGGAAAGGCTTTACTGCATTCTTTCTTGATTATGTTAATAGACGTCATAAGGATTGTATAGCCGTTCTTCTTGGTAAGAAAGCTGAAGAATGGGCACAATACCTTAATAATCTGGATGTTATCCGGGTTAGCCATCCTGCATCAGCTGCATACACCGGAGGTCATTGGGATAGCAATGATCTTTTCAACACTATAAACAAAAAGCTCAATAAGCTTGGAAAAGAGAGTATAATTTGGTAAATTTGATAGCTAAAAAATGTGGGAACTATTACAGAAAATACTAGAATATAAGATTACACCTAACACGTGCTTGTTCTTATATTCTGTCAGAGAAAATGTTCAATGTCCTTTTGTAAAGCATGAAGATTGTATACATGAACTCATTAATGCTGAGTTTATTACATATGATTTGAGTGATACTGGTAGAGTAATAACTATTACAGAAAAGGGTATGGCATTCATTTATTTATTAGATAATTATTTTGTTAAGGCTAAAAAGAAAACTAACATCCAACTGATGGGAAAAGAATTTGTACAACAGATTGAGTTGTACAGAGACACCTTTCCAAAAGGTAAGTTACCAAGTGGTATGCCAGCAAGAAATAATACAAAGGCTCTTGGAGAATCATTTAGATGGTTCTTTGAAGCATTTGATTATACTTGGGAGGAAGTACACAAAGCAACTAAGATGTATGTTGATGAATACAGAGCAAATAATTATCTCTATATGCAAACAAGTCAATACTTCATTGCAAAACAAGACAAACACAAAGTCAAAAAGTCTACACTAGCTGACTATTGTGATATGGTAAGAGATGGAGTTCAAACTGATACACAGCATTTTACAGAAAGAGTAGTATGAGTAAACCAGAAAAAGCCTGGAACGGGCAATATGCTTCATTCAATGAAGCCCTTAAGTATATGCAGAAAAGATCTGCTGGACTTGAAAAGTCTATATATACACCATGGCCCAAGTTCAATGATGCTACAACAGATGGTTTAGAATGGAATACACTTACTGTAATAGGAGGAAGACCTGGTTCAGGTAAAACTCTAATTAAAGATCAGATTATCAGGGAATCATTTTCACTGAATCCCAATGATGATTTCAGAGCTTTAGAATTTCAGTTTGAGATGGTTGGTAGAACATCTGCTTTAAGAGAGTTCTCATCAATCACTGGTAAAACATACAAAGAATTATGTAGTGCCGGTTCTAAACTAACTAATGATGTCTTGAACAAATGTCATGAGTATGCAAAAGGAAGAGTTAAATATCCTGTTGATATTATTAGTACACCAATGACTGTCAATCAAATGCGTGAGCAAATTGACATGTATATGGATGCTCATAAAGGACAGAAGACTATTATAACTCTTGACCACACAATGTTGGTGAAAAGAGCACCTTATCAAAACAATAGCTTAGATATGCTATTTGAGTTAGGAGAATTTTTTACCCAAACAAAGAGGGATTATCCTGTTCTATTTATTGTGCTTTCACAGCTTAATAGAAATATTGATAATCCGGATAGAGCTGTAGATGGAAAGTATGGTAACTACATATTAGAATCAGATATATTTGGTTCAGATGCAATGTTACAGCATGCTGATACTTTGATTGGTATTAATAGACCTGCTAAACAAAAGATTAGATATTATGGTCCTGATAGATATATCATTGAAGATGATGCAACTTTGGTTCTACATTTCTTAAAAGCACGTAATGGTGATACAAGAATGAGCTTTTTCAAAGGCTTATTTGCACAAATGGAAATTATGGAAATGCCAACTCCTCCAACACAAACCCGATGATAAGTACTAAAAATCAAGAAAAACAAATGACTCCAGAAGAAAGAAAATCAAAAGTCAATTTATTAAGATCTGAACATCAAGATTACTTTGATGCTTCAGGAATGCCAGATGCTTTGTTTATTCCAAAGATGGCTTATAGACCCCCAGGGAAAGATGATTTGTATATCAGCTTCTTTCCTAGTGAATTACAAAAAAGTCAGGATATCTACACTGAGTTTGTAAGTATTGATTATGATTCTGAAGATCCAAAAAGAACATTGTATCTTCTAAAGAATAATCCATACTGGAAAGAAGAGTATGAACTTACTACTTCTAATGCAGGCTTTGAAAGATACTTGATCCCTGTAGCTGAATTGAAAGTTATTAATGATGCTTCTAACAGACATGCTTCTGAAGTAAAGGAAATCTTGAATCTTCAAGAATTACCTGATCCAGATGAGAAGTTCTCTTACAGAGGTATAGTTGATGCTTTAGACAGAATTGCCAATGCAATAGAGAGAATTGAAAGCAGACTAGAAAAGAAAAAGTAAACAGTAAATCAAGTAAATATGGCACAAAGTGTATTAGTAATTGCTGAGTCAGGCTCAGGTAAATCAACATCCATTAGGAACTTAAATCCTAGTGAAACGGTAATCATTAACATTGCTAACAAACCTTTACCTTTTAAAGGTTGGAAAAGCAAATACACAGCTTTGGATAAAGAAAATCCTAAAGGAAATCTATTGAGTGTTTCCTC